ATGAGACGAGACATGGCGCTGCTGCGACTGTTACTGCTGCAACTGGAAGAGATCGACGAGGACGGCCAAAGCATCTATGAGATCGGCGAAGACGATCTACCGATTGATGGCTACACCTGGGACCAAGTGTCCTACCACTACACCCTGGCAGACGAAGCCGGGCTGGTGGATGCCGCAGGAGGCCTCCCTCTAGAGGGCGGTATCGTATTTAGACGACTTACCTGGGCCGGGCATGACTTCGTTGATGCCGTACGCGACGAGGAAATATGGAGGAAAACAAGGGAGGGGGCTTTAGCCGCGGGTGGGTTTAGCATCGATCTCGTGAAAGATCTGGCGAAAGGATTTATCCGGAAAAAAGTCGAGCAGTTAACTGGAGTTGACCTATAAAAAAGCCGCCTCAAGGGCGGCTTTTTTTTCATTGCGGTTCGGCTCAGTTCTTCGCCGGCAACTCAAACGGCTTGAACCGTATCACCTCATCCCCCAGCCACTCGTTCACCTGAGCCAGTCGCGCCTGGATCGGCTCCAGCTCGTTGACGGCCCACACCTCCGCCGCCTCGCGCAGTGAGCCGAACCCGCCGGCGTTGGTCGGCACGATGCCCATCAGCTGCGGCGGGATGCGCAGCGCGGCGAGCAGATCGTCGCGGCTGATGTTCTTGATCGAGCCGAACTCATCCTTCGCCGCCACCTCGCTGACCGGGATCAGCTGCAGCCCGTCCTTCTTGCCGTTCGGCGCGTAGACGAATAGGTTGCGGAAGTTGCCCGGCCCCTTGGCCGACTTCAGCGCCTGGCGCAGCGCGTCGACGTCCGCCTCATTCTGGCTCGCATCGGTCATGTACATGATGAACCCGGCGTGGCTGCCGTTCTGGTAATACTTGCGGCGGAAGAGGGTGGCCGACTCGTTCAGCAGCGCCGACTGCAGCGCCGACAGCCACTCCGGCAGCCCGTACACCTCCTGGTTGATATCCGCCTCGCGCAGGTGGCAGATGCTGCCGCGCTCGAACTCATGTTCATCCTTCCACCCGCGCACCTGGAAGTAGGTCTCCAGATCCGCACCGCGGCGCATGTACTTCGCCAGCGTCGGCTGCAGGGCCAGCGCCTGGCCGAGCCGGTTGCGCCGCCGTTCGAGATAGGCATTGCCGCACCAGAGCCAGTCCAGCGCGAACTGGCCGAACGCCTGCCGGCTCAGCAGGCGATGCGGAATGAAGGTGCGCTCGAGCATGTTGCGCTTGAAGTTGAGCCCGCTCTGCAGGAACACACTCGCCCGGGTCGACTTCGCCAGCCCATCGAGCGACAGCGGCGGTTCATACCACTTTCCGTTGAGCCAGCATTCCAGGTAGTCGAGCAGCTCACGTCCATCGAGCACCGGCAGTGGATCGCCGAAGGTGAAAGCCTCCACGCCAGCGGCGGGGGCGGTGGTCAGTTCGCTCATCAGCAGATCTCCATGAATCCAGTGTTCGCCGAGGTCTGCCCCTCGAGCGGTTCGTTGTGCAGGGCGTGGAACAGCGCCCACGCGAGGTCGGCGTGTCCGGTCTCGTCGTTGCGCCCGGCGGTGTAGGTCATTTGGCGGCCCGAGGCCGTGATCGTCTTGCGAATCGCCATCAGCGAGCTGGCCACGTCCGTCCAGCCGGCATCGAATTCCAGCCGGCCATTGCGGATCACGTCGTAGGCCTTGAGCACCAGGCGCGTCTTCACCTCCGGCGAGTAGCTGAAGGTGGTCACGTTGGGGAAGAACTGGCGGACCAGCTGCGCCACGCCCGAGCCCAGCCCGGTCACGTCCACGCCGATATAGGTCACCCAGTAGCGGTTGCAGGCCTGGCGGATCGCCTCGGCCTGGGCGGCGAAGTCCATCCCGCGGAACTGATGGCGCTCCAGGATGCGGAACTTGCCGCCCGGCACCGCCGGCGGGGCGACCACCATCATGCCCGCGCTGTCGCCGGTCTCGGCCGGGTCGTAGCCGATCCACACCGGCCGGTCGCCCAGCGGGCGCGCCGCGAACGGCTTGTAGTCCTCGCCCCATTCCACCCAGCTGTCCACCATGCACGGCTGCAGCATCGTCAGCGGGAAGATGCTCGCCCCGTCGTCGACGAACTCGCACATCAGCAGGTTGGCGAACTGCTCGGCGTTGTACTCGAAGCGCAGCTCCTCCAGATCGAACAGATCGCAGCCGCGGCGCTCGGCATCAAGGATCGTCACGATCTGCCGCCAGATCTTGTCCTCCCGGCACAGCTTGCCGGGGGCGAGCGTGTCGTGGCGCAGGTCGATCTTCACGTGTTGCGCCGCCGGCTTGCCCTTGTTCAGCCGCTCGCCCGTCCACCACTTGTACGCCGGGTGCCCCATGCTCGACGGCGTCGAGAAGTACGTCTTACGCCACTTCTTGTGCAGCGCCATGCCCGACGCCACCTTGTTCAGCTCGTCGAAGCCATGCACCCAGAAGAATTCGTCGAAGTAGAAATTGCCCGACCGCCCCTGGGCGGTGCGGTAGTTGGTTCCGAGAAAGTGCAGCTCGGCGCCGTTGGCCAGCACGATCGGGTCGCCCGTCAGCTGCCTGCCCAACGCCTCCTGGACGAACGCCTGCATGTAGTTCTTGAACTGGTGCGCCTGTGCCTTGCTCGCCGAAAGGAAAATCTGATTGCGCCCCGTCAGCAGCGCGTCGATCAGCGCCTCCCGGGCGAAGTAGAAGGTCGCGCCGATCTGGCGTGACTTCAGGATCATTCGCGTGCGCATGTTGATCGCCCGGTACCAGTCCAGCTGATACTCGAAGCAACTGTCGCGGAAGGCCTCCTCCAGCAGCTCGATCTCGCCCTCGTCGAACTCGTTGCGCTTGGGCGCCTTCTTCGGCCCGGCGTTGCGTGCGTCCAGGTTCGGGTTCAGCTCCGCCTGGGTGCCACCGGCCTGGAAGCGCTGGATTCGAGCCTGCCGCTCCAGCTGCCGGTGCAGCAGGTCGATCTCCTTGAAGTCGCCGCCGGTCTTCTGATCCTTGAGGATCAGCTGCACCAACCGAGCCTCCAGCGCGCCGCCGATGCGCTCGACGTTGTCCGCCCGGTCCCATTCGTCCCTGGCTTTCCAGCTGTGGACGGTCTTTTCCTTCTCCTCTAGGAAGTCGGCGATATCCGTCACCCGCCAGCCCATCCAGTACAGATGGCGAGCGGTGCGGCGTTGATCCTGGACGGGAATTTCTACGGTCGGTGCATTCATGGCGCCGATGCTGCCGCTCGCGCGCGCGAGTCGTTACTCCGGCGGCCTGTACGTCCAGCCAGTACAGGGCACACGAATTGCCCGCGCCGCGCGGGCTGCCGACCATGCCCCCACTACCTGCCCAGCAGCCACCAGTTGAGGACAGCCCGCATGGCCGGCAACAGCAAAAAGTACCGCTCCAAGTTCATCCGCATCGGCGTGGAAGGCGCCACCACCGATGGGCGCAAGATCGAGCGCAGCTGGCTGGAGGAAATGGCTGCCAGCTACAACCGCGACACGTACGGCGCTCGGATCAACATCGAGCACATCAAGGGTCTGTCCCCCGATTCGCAGTTCGGCGCCTATGGCGACGTGGTTGCACTCAAGGGCGAAGAGATCCAGATCAACGGCGAGACCAAGTACGCGCTGTTTGCCCAGCTCGAGCCGAACGACGCCATGCTGGCCCTGAACAAGAAGGGCCAGAAGATCTACACCTCCATGGAGATCCAGCCCAAGTTCGCCGACACCGGTAAGGCCTACCTGGTCGGCCTCGCGCTCACCGACAGCCCGGCGAGCCTCGGCACCGAGGCGCTGGAATTCAGCGCCCAGCACGGCACCCTCACTAGCCGTAAGCAGGACAAGGACAACCTCTTCACCGCCGCCGAGCCGGCCGAGCTGGAGTTCGAAGTGGTGGACGACACCCCATCGAAGGTCGCCGGCCTGTTCAAGAAGGTCAGCGAGCTGTTCGGCAAGGGCAAGCAGACCGAGGAGCAGTTCGGCGAGCTGGCCGAAACCCTCGAAGCCATCGCCAAGCACTCCGCCGACCAGGCCGAGGCGCTTACCGCCGAGCAGACCGCCCGCAAGAGCCTGGAGACCAGCTTCGCAAAGCTGGAAAGCGACCTGCAGGCGCTGACCAAGCAACTCGGCAACACCCCCGATCCCGAACAGTTCAAGCGTCCGCCAGCCACGGGCGGCGACGGCCAGCAACTGGCCAAGTTCTGACCTCGACCCGCCCACTGGAGCATCCCATGCGCAACGAAACCCGAATCAAGTTCAACGGCTACCTCGACCAGGTCGCCAAGCTCAACGGCATCACCTCGGCCATCGTCAAGTTCAACGTGCTGCCCTCGGTGCAGCAGAGCCTGGAGACGGCCATTCAGGAGTCGGCGGACTTCCTCAAACGCATCAACGTCATACCGGTCAACGAGCAGGAAGGTGAAGCGCTGTTGCTGGGCGTCAACGGCCCGATCGCCGGCCGCACCAACACAGCGGGCGGCAACCGTCGCAATCCGGCTGACCGCAGCGCCCTGGCCAAGGATGCCTATAGCTGCAAGCAGACGAACTTCGACAGCGCCTTCCCTTATGCGCTGATCGATGCCTGGGCCAAGTTCCCCGACTTCCAGCCGCGCCTGACAGCCGCCATCGCCCAGCGCCAGGCGCTGGACCGCATCATGATCGGCTTCAACGGCACCTCTGCCGCTGCGGCCACCGACATCGGCGCCAACCCGCTGCTGCAGGACATCAACATCGGCTGGCTGCAGAAGATCCGCACCGGTGCACCAGACCGCGTGCTCGATGAGGTGGTTGCCGCCTCCGGCAAGGTCACCGTCGGCGCCACTGGCGACTACAAGACCCTGGACGGGATCGTCTTCGACGCCGTGCAGATGCTCGAGCCGTGGCATCGGGCTCGTCCTGATCTGGTCGTCATGGTTTCCCGCGACCTGCAGCACAACAAGCTGCTCGCCGCGGTCGAGAAAGGCGCCGCATCCAACCAGGAAGAGAACGCCTCCGACGAGATCGTCACCAAGGCCCGCCTGGGCGGCCTGCCGATCGTCGACGCGCCTTTCTTCCCCGGCCGGCACCGTGCTGGTCACCACGCTCAGCAACCTGTCGATCTACTGGCAGGAGGGCGCGCGCCGCCGGCACGTGAAGGACGAGCCCGAATACGACCGCATCGCCGACTACCAGTCGAGCAATGACGCCTACGTCATCGAGGACTTCGGCCTGGTGGCCCTGGTCGAGAACATCGAGGCCGTCTGAACATGAGCCTGAGCCCAGCCCAGATCAACCAGCTGCGTAAGCGTGCCGCCCTGGAGGCGGCCGCCACCACGCCGGCGCAAACCATGGCCGGCGCTACCACCTACGAACTACAACTCGCCCAGCTGCACCAGGACCGCCTGCGCCTGAGCCAGATCCAGTCCACCGAGGGAAAGGTCGCGCTCAAGGCACAGCTGCTCCCGGCCTACGTCCCCTACGTGGACGGCGTGTTGGCCGCCGGGCGCGGTGCCCAGGACGAAGTGCTCACCACGCTGATGGTCTGGCGCCTGGACGCCGGGGATTACCTCGGCGCCCTCGCCATTGGGCGCTACGTGCTCGAGCACAGCATGACCATGCCGGACCGCTTTGCCCGAACCACCGGCTGCCTGTTCGCCGAAGAGATCGCCATCGCTGCGCTCAAGGCCCTCAAGGCCGGCGGAGAGTTCGACATCGGTGTGCTCGAGCAGACCGAGCAGCTCACCCGCGACCAGGACATGCCCGACGAAGCCCGCGCCAAGCTGCACCTGGCGATGGGCCGCGTATTGGCCAAGGTGCCGGACGAGGCGCTGACCGCCGAACAGGCGGCCCAGCTGGGCGAGGCCCGCACACACCTGGCCCGCGCCATCGAGCTGCACAGCTCCAGCGGCGGCAAGAAGGATCTGGAGCGCGTCGAGCGCCTCCTCAAGAAACACGCTGCCACCGGCAGCTAACCGAGCGTCCCCACGCACCCCGGCGGCTCGGGGCCGATCAGCAGGTTTACTCCTTGGCCAGCTGTGAAGCCCCGACCACCGCCGACCTATTCGAGCCGCGACCATGAGCGCCTTCATCGCCACCAACGCCACCGCAACCGCCGACCCGTTCCCCATCATCAACGACGGCTGGTTCCCCGACCTGGACGGCGCCCACCTGCGCGTTGCCCTGCGCCTGGATGGCAGCGTGACCGATGCCCGCCTAGAGGTCGCCACCGTCAACGCCCTGATCGAAGTCAACCGCGAGCTGAGCCTCTACCGCCGCGCCCGCGAGGAGGAGGGCCACGCCAGCCTCGCCGCCGTGCCCGCCTCGCAGCTCCAGGGCGAGAGCTACCTCGTGCACCTCTACCGCCGCGCCATCGCTTGCAGCGTCGGCGCCGAGCTGGCCGAGCGCATGCGCGACTACAGCGCCACCGGTGACGGCGCCGAACGCGCCGATGCCTTGACCCCGACCGCCGACGAATACCGCCGCGACGCCCGCTGGGCCATCCGCAACATCCTCGGCATCACCCACACCACCGTGGAACTCATCTGATGGCCAGTCTGCGCGCCCAGCAGGGCGACACCGTCGACGCCATCTGCTGGCGGCACTACGGGCGCACCGCCGGCGTGGTCGAGCAGGTCCTCGATGCGAATCCCGGCCTGGCCGACCTCGGCCCGGTAATTCCCCACGGCACGCTGGTCCAGCTGCCGGAACAGGCCGTGCGCGCCGAACAACGCCAAATGGTGAACCTATGGGACTGATCTACCTCGCCCTCTACAAGGGCCGCGGCACGTTGTTCAACCGCCTGATCCGTCTCTGGACGCGCTCCAAATACAGCCACTGCGAGCTGGTCCTGCCTGATGGCCGCTGGCTTTCGGCCTCGGCCATGGACGGCGGCGTGCGCGCCAAGCGCATCGTGCTCGACCTCGAGCATTGGGACCTTATCCCGGTGCCATGGGCTGACGCTCGCCAGATCCTGCATCTCTTCGAAAAGCACCAAGGCCAAGGCTATGACTGGCTCGGCCTGTTCGGCAGCCAGCTGCTGCCCCTGACCATCGACAACCGCCGCCGCATGTTCTGCAGCGAGTTCTGTGCCGCCGCCCTGGGCTTTCCCCTCGCGCAGCGCTACAGCCCGGCGCTGCTGGGTGAAGTCGTGCAGCGCGTTCACGCCATCACAACCGCAGGGCCACAGGATGAAGCACATGCCTGACAGACCGGAAACCTACGCGTTCCTCGCCACCTGGCTGGAGCACAACTTCCCCGCGCTGTACGCCGGGGCGCTGGCGATGCTCATTGCCGCGTGGCGAATCATCTACAGCGGTGGCCGAGTGCGGCAGCTCGCGCTCGAGGCACCGCTCTGCGGCTTGCTCGGCGTCGGCGTGTCCTATGGCCCCTCGCTAATAGGCGCACCGCAAGAAGCGGGCGTGTTCCTCGCCTGCATGGTCGGTCTGTTTGGCGTTGAGGTGAGCCGCGAGGCAGCGAAGCGCGTATTGAAAAAGAAGGCGGAAGAGCTATGAGCGAACTGCTGACCATCGGCTCGCGCGGCCTCGCCGTGCGCAACCTGCAGGCCGCGCTCAAGCTGGCCGGCTTCGCTGTAACCGTGGACGGCGACTTCGGTGAGCAGACCGAACGCGCAGTCGCCGCCTTTCAGCGCCGCGCCGGTCTGGTGGACGATGGCGTCGCCGGCCCGAAGACACTGGCAGCGCTTCACGGCTACGACACCTCGCGCTACCTCAAGCGGAAGGACCTCCAGCAGGCCGCCGACCGCCTCGGCGTACCGCTGGCCAGCGTCATGGCCGTCAACCAGGTGGAGAGCCGCGGCGAGGGCTTCGCCAACAATGGCCGCCCGGTGATCCTGTTCGAACGGCACGTGATGCATGCCCGCCTGCAGGCCAACGGTCTGAGCGAAACCGAGGCCGATGCACTCGCCGACAAGCATCCCGCCCTGGTCAACCGCAAGGCTGGCGGCTACATCGGCGGCACCGCCGAGCATCAACGGCTAGCCCAGGCCGCGCAGATCCACTACGCCGCCGCGCTGGAATCAGCCAGTTGGGGCCTGTTCCAGATCATGGGCTACCACTGGCAGCGCCTCGGCTACCAAGACGCCCGGCACTTCGCCGACACCATGGCGCTCAGCGAGGCCGCCCAGCTCGACGCCTTCGTCACCTTCATCGAAACCGACCCCGCACTGCACAAGGCGCTCAAGGGCCGCAAGTGGGCCGAGTTCGCGCGCCGTTACAACGGCCCGAACTACGCCCGCAACCTCTACGACGTGAAGCTAGCCCGGGCTTTTGCCCAGTTCGCCGCAGAGCACGGCTCGGAGCAGGCAGCATGACCAGCGGAAAAGTCTGGCTGGCTATAGCGGGAGTGATCGTGGCGCTGCTGGTGGCCGTGAACTTTCAGGCTCAGCGCATCGACGCGGCGAACGCCCGCGCCGATCTCGCCACCGAGCACCTGAATACCGCTCAGCAGCGCAACGCCCGGCAGGCCGCCACCATCATCCGTCTCACCGGCGAGGTTGCCACCCAACGCCTGGACCAGCTCTCCCTGCAGCAAACGCTCAGCGACCTGCGCCAGGCCCACGCCACCGACCAGCTCAAGAAGAAGGAACGCCGCCGTGAAGACCCAACCCATGCGACTTGGGCTGACCAGCCTCTGCCTGATGCTGCTCGCCGCATGCACCAACGTCCCGCCATCACCGGAGCCGCAGGTTACCGTCAGTGGCTGTCCGGTCGTGACGCGCTGCACGCTGGATCCGGCGGCGCCGGTCAGTAACGGCGAGCTCAGCGACGACAGCGACAACCTTATGGCCGCATGGGGCGAATGCGCCGCCAAGGTCGACCTGGTGGTGGACCACAACGCGCGCAGCACCCAGCCATGAACAAGCCAGAATCCCTACGCGCCCACCTGCTGGCCGCCATCCCCGAGCTCAAGCGCAACCCCGACCGTCTGCTGGTGTTCATCGACAACGGCAGCATGCGCAGCACCGCCGCGCCGGGCTTGTCGTTCGAATACAGCTACACGCTCAACCTCATCCTCACCGACTTCGCCGGCCATCCGGATGCCGTCGCCATCCCGCTGTTCGCCTGGGTGCTGGTCAATCAGCGCGAGCTGATGGAGAACCTGGAGAAGGGCCGTGACGCCATCAAGTTCGAGGCGGACATCCTCGACAACAGTAAGGTGGACCTGTCCATCACCCTGCCGCTCACCGAGCGCGTGATCGTCAAGCAGCAGGGCGATGGCACGTTGCACGTTGAACATCCGGAAGAGCCGCAGCTCGAACCGTACTACCCAGCGGGCCACTGGCAGCTCTACGCCAAGAATATGCTGATCGCCGAATGGGACAGCATCGAAGGCATCGGCACCGATATCGCCAGCCCGCACCCAAGGCCGCGCCGTGGCTGACGACCTGCGCGCCCTTGAGGACTGGGCCGGCGCGCTGCTCAATCAGCTGCAGCCGGCCGAGCGCCGCAAGGTCACCCAATCGATCGCCCGCGACCTGCGCCGCAGCCAGCAGCAGCGCATCGCTGCCCAGCGCAACGCCGACGGCACACCGTTTGCCCCGCGCAAACCCCGGCAGGAGCTACGCGCGAAGGCCGGGCGCATCAAACGCAAGCGGCAGATGTTCACCAAGCTGCGCACCGCCCGTTACCTGCGCCTGCAGAGTGATGCCAGTACCATCGCCATCGGCTTTGCCGACCGTCTCTCGCGCATCGCCCGCATCCACCAGTACGGCCTGCGCGATCGTCCAGCCCCCGGCGCGGCAGATGTGCAGTACGCCCGCCGCGAGCTGCTCGGCTTCACCGATGCGGATCTGGAGCTGATCCGCGACCGCCTGCTCGAGCATCTGGTGCGCTGAGCCTGTAACGGCATCCCGTACACAGCCCCGCGAATGCGCCCCGCGCGCGCGAACGCCAGCATGGGGCCATGAATATCGCCGACATTCTTCGCCGCCTCGCCAATCTGATCCGCCTCGGTACCGTTACCGCAGTGGATCATGAGGCTGAGCGCTGCACGATCAGCAGCGGCAAGCTAACTATTCCGAATCGGCCCTGGCTTGCACTGCGCGCCGGGAGCAGTAGCGACTGGGACCCGCCAACGGTCGGCGAGCAGTGCATTCTGCTCAGCCCAAGCGGTGAGACGGCCCAGGGCGTTGCGCTGATCGGGCTCTATTCAAAGCAACGTCCGGCACCGTCGAACAGCGCCACCGTGCGCCGCCGGAAATACCCGGACGGGGCTTTGATCGATTACGACCACGCCAGCCACACCCTGAGCGCCACGCTACCTGCCGGAGGCAAGGCTCAGCTCACAGCACCGGGCGGCGTCACCATCCTCGGCAACGTCGATATCACCGGCACCGTGACCGTCAGCGAAGACGTAGTCGCATCAGGCATCAGCCTGGTCACCCACAAGCATGGCGGCGTGCAAACCGGCTCCGGAACCACGGCGGTGCCCAAATGATCGGCATGTCCGCCACCACCGGTCGCACCATCGAGGGCAACGCCCACCTGGCCCAGTCGATCGCCGACATCCTCACCACGCCCATCGGCTCGCGCGTCATGCGCCGCGAGTACGGCAGCCAGCTGCCTGACCTGATCGACTGGCCCACCAACGACGCCACCCGCCTGCAGGCCTACGCCGCCACCGCCATGGCGCTGCTGCGCTGGGAACCCCCGTGCCGCCGCTGGAGAACCTCCTGCTGCGCCAGCGCATCACCGACCGCTACCTGGTCGACTTCGCCGCCGGCATCACCGCCTGACCCCATTGACCCGCGCGGCCCCGGCCGCGCCGTAGGAGAGCCCAGCCATGGCCCTGCCAAAGAAACTCAAGCATATGAACCTGTTCAACGATGGCGGCAGCTACGTTGGCCAGTGCAAGTCCGTCACCCTGCCAACCCTGAGCCGCAAGCTGGAAGCCTGGCGCGGGGCCGGCATGGACGGCCCGGTGAAAGTCGACCTCGGCCACGGCGACGACGGCATCCAGATCGAATGGACCCTCGGCGGCTGGGATCTGACCGTGCTGCGCCAGTTCGGCGCGGTGAAGGCTGACGGCGTGATGCTGCGCTGGGCCGGTTCCGTACAACAGGACGACACCGGCGCCGTAACCGCCGTCGAGGTAGTTGCCCGCGGCCGGCACGAGGAGATCGACTTCGGCGATGCCGAGGCTGGCGAAGACACCGAGCACTCCATTACCACCACCTGCAGCTATTACAAGCTGATCGTGGACGGCAACGTCGAGATCGAGATCGATCTCCTCAATTTCATCTTCAACGTCAACGGCAAGGACATGCTCGCCGAGCACCGCAAGGCCATCGGCCTGTAAGCCATGCACCGCCAACGCCCGCCGTTTCGCAACCCGCCGCAGCCGCCAAGCGCTGCGGCAACCCCAACCCCAAGGAGCACACCCATGAGCAAGACCAGCGAACCCATCATCCTCGAGCAGGCCATCAAGCGTGGTGAGAGCAGCATCACCGAGATCACCCTTCGCAAGCCGGCTGCCGGCGAGTTGCGTGGCCTCAAGCTGGCAGACCTGATCAATGGTGACGTCAACGCCACCATCCGCCTGGTACCGCGCATCAGCCAGCCGACCCTCACAGAGCAGGAAGTCGCCGCCCTGGACGTGGCCGATCTGCTGGGCTGCGCGGATGCCATCGCCGGTTTTTTGCAGAAGACGGGCAGCACGGCGGAATCCCCCGCCGCGTAGACGATGTGATGGCGGACATCGCTCTGGTTTTCCACTGGGGGCCGGAGCAGATGAGCGATCTGCCGCTATCTCGACCGCGTATTTGCAGACAGCACGTTGGAGCCGGAAGACGCGGCTAGTCAGACCCTGGTTGATCAATGGGCCAGCGCACTTATCACCACGGTGGATACCTGTTTAATCCGCCGCTACGTGCTAAGGATTATCGGCCCGCGCGTTGCCGAACCGATTGCTGGGCCCGCGCTGGCTCGAGCCGAGCTGGCTGTCGACCAGACGCTATCCGTGCTAGATCGTGAAATCGGCGACCAGGACTTCTTCTGTGGCGTCCGCTACAGCTTGGCTGACGCTTTGCTGACCCCAATGCTTGACTATCTGACGCGCATACCAGGGCGCGATTGGTTTGCCGGGCGGCCAGGGCTCGCGACCTATCTTCAGCGCATGCGCCACCGGTCGTCGGGGCACGAAGTGCTGGTCGCGCCTGACTTCAGCGAGTTGGTGCGAGCAAGCTAG